TACAAACATCTAACCGACCTGTATCAGAAGAAGAGAGGTCTGGATCTAGAATGGGAGCAGGAGCATCTTAAAGAGGGTAGATATACTCTCAATATGGTTAAAATTGACAGAGCTGTCAGAGAAGTAATTAGCCATATAAAAATAGCAGAAGCTAAAAAAGAGCATATGCTAAATAAGGTGGACGATGCTGCCCCACAAGTTTCTGTAGCTACTTAATAAAAAGCTACATCGTTGAATAAATTCAATTCACACTACAGGCTCTCTTGCGCTCTATTAAAAAGTGTTGTATAAAAAACACACTAAGATAATAATAGAACATAAATTGGTTATCTTTACTTAGTAAGATAACTGGCGCTAAGGAGGCGCTGATTATATGACAACACACTTTTCAAATGGAGTGACTAACGTTAAAGGAAAAGACGGTGGTAATTCACTATTTAGTGGAATTAAACAACCTTTAATAACAGGTGGAACTACACCAGCTGAATTTATCTATCAAGACGACTTTCATACTTACAATGCAAGTAACTATGAATATGTTGTTGGAACAGGTAATTCAGAATTTCTTGAAGCAAGTTCTTATGCTAATGGATGGTTAAGAATGGGCGATGCTGCTTCTGCTGCAGACGAAGATGTAGGAGTACAAGGATACGATAACTTTCAATACAGCTCAACTAAACAATGGTATTTTGAAACTAGTATTGCAGATAGCGATGCAACAAATCACAACTGGTTTGTGGGTTTTGCTCAAGCTAATTATGCAGATGCTTCTGCTTTACCTACTGATTGCATTGGTTTTTCAAAATTAGAAGATGTAACTACTATTACTTTTAATTCTAGAAAAGATGGTGCAGGTGTATCTTTTGACATGGTAGAAACTCCAGGTGGATCTACGTTTGCAATGCAAAATGCTACGTACCCAACTCAAACTGCAACTGTTCAAACAATTCCAACTAACGCTGTTAGATTAGGTTTCTTATATCAACCAGCTGGAATTGAGCCAGGCGTTACTGCAAATCAATTTAAATTGTATTTTAATGGTAACCCTGTAGGAACACAGGCAGCTACAACTGTTCCTGATGATATTTCGTTAGCACCAACTATGATGTTAACTTTCAAAGGTACAGAAAATGGCGAAATAGACATAGACTATTTCCAAGCTGTTCAACAAAGATAATAAATTTAACTGAGGCCCTTCGGGGCCTTAGTATAATTTAATAGGAGAAAAAATTATGGCAAACGTATCACAAGTTAAAGCGCAATTTGCGACGGATATTACGGCTACAGCTACAGCAACAATAGCTGCTCTTCAAACTTTAGGTGGAGCAGGTAATATGACTCTTACTGGTGCTGCCGCAACTTTTGGCGGAACTGGATCTTCTCAAAAAGTTAGTTTAACTTGCGGAGCAGATATGAGTACGGTTACTTTTACAATTACTGGAACTGATTCTAAAGGGGCTGCACAAAGCGAAGCCTTAACTGGTCCAGATACAACTACAGTGTTTAGTACAAAATTTTATAATACTGTTACACAAATTGCTGCTAGCGGAGCTGTTGGAACTAATACTTCTGCGGGTGTTTTAGGTGGTGCTGGTGACTTACTATCAATTATTTTTGGTGGAAGAACTAGAATAAGAGGAATGCACGGTGTTTTAGCTGGTGCAGGAAATTTAACTTTTAGAGACGGTTCTGAAACTGGAACAGCGTTACTAACTTTATCTGCAAGTGCAGGAGATCTAGATCCATATATTCCAGATGATGGAGTATTATTTCCTAATGGAGCGTTTTTAACTGCTGACCAAGGCGACATCACAGGTTTAACAGTATTCTACGACGGGTAGGAGGTTAGATGGCTAACACTACTTCAAGGTCTTATACTTTTGATAAGAACTTAGGCATAGACGAAATTATTGAAGATGCATATGAAAGAATTGGTATGCAAGGTGTTTCTGGCTATCAATTAAAAACTGCAAAAAGATCTTTAAACGTTTTATTTTCTGAATGGGGTAATAGAGGACTTCATTTTTGGGAAGTAAAAAATCAAAATGTTACTTTAGTAGATGGTCAAGCTACTTACAATTTTTATAGATCACCGAGTGATGGAACTTCTGATGGAGTTAACACAACTCTTAGTGCAGGAATAAATGCAACAGCCACAACTATTGCTCTTACTTCTACAACTGGTTTTGCTACTTCAGGAACAATTTTAATTGGTACAGAAGAAATTACATATACAGCTATTTCAGGTTCAAATTTAACTGATTGTGTTAGAGGAGTTAATGGTACAACTGCAGCTATTCACAGCACAGATGATGCTGTTGCTCAATCTCCAAGAGGGATGACAGACATTCAAGAAGCTAATTATAGGGTAAAATCTACTTTTGTAGATACACCAATGACTAAAATTAGTAGATCTCAATACCAAGCTTTTTCTAACAAAACAGACAAAGGTTTGCCAACTCAATATTGGGTACAGAGATTTATTGATAGAGTTAGTTTAACTTTATACTTAACACCGGGAGCAGCTCATGATGGAAATTATATTAATTTTTATTACACAAAAAGAATTGATGATGTAGGGGCTTACACAAATGCTAGCGATGTTCCTTACAGATTTATTCCTTGTATGATTACAGGACTTGCGTTTTATCTATCACAAAAATACGCACCACAAAGAACTCAAGAAATGAAGATGTTATACGAAGATGAGTTATTAAGAGCAGAAGATGAAGATGGTTCTTCTAATTCAACTTACATAGCACCTAAAATATATTATCCTGGTGTTGCCTAATGAGTAGTTTTTCACAAGGTAAATACGCTCTTGCAATATCAGATCGTTCTGGTTTGGCATTTCCATATAATGAAATGGTCAGAGAATGGAATGGAGCCCTGGTTCATGTTTCAGAATTTGAGCCTAAACAACCACAGTTACAACCAAAACCAACTAATGCAGATCCACAAGCTTTACAAAGAGCTAGACCTGCACGAACAGAATTTCCAACTGAAGATTTTTTACCAGACAATCCTCTAGTAACTGCATCTAATACTACTTTAAAAATTAATTTTCCAAATGGGGACTTACAAGTAAACGATCAAATTAGATTACGTAATATTAAATCACCTGTTGGTGGGGTGGCAATTGCTACATTGCAATTATCTACAACTTTAAATGGAGATATTACAGCTACAGCAGACTCAATTGTTTTAACAGACGGATCACAATTTCCAACGAGTGGTTTTATTGTTATTGAAAAAGTAAATACTGAGGGTTCTTTTGTAAACGAAACTATTGAGTACACAGGAAGGTCTTCAAATACTTTAACTGGTTGTGTGCGAGGTACTTCTGCTCCATATAGAGGAGTTACATTTGAAAACACTACAGCTGGCACACATGCGAGTGGAGCAAAAGTTTTTGGATCTTATAAAGTAGCTTCTTTAAATACAACACAAGTGCTTGGAACAGGACAACCTCAATACAGCACTCAATTTGATGGATTAAATGTAACATTAATTACTGCTGCTGGCAGTACAGAAACAGGAGGCGGTTTTCAGTGTACAATTGGACCCGTTAATGATAGAGCTTAATTATGGCTGGATATACTTACTCAAATTTAACTGACGATATTAGAAACTATACAGAAGTTTCATCAACTGTTTTAACACAAGCTATTATTAATAGGTTTATTGAAAATGCAGAATTTAGAATTAATCAAGAACTTCCTATGGATGCTGATCGATTTGTTCAAGAAGGTAATTTAGTTATAAATAAAAATACTATTAATTCTCCAGCTGGAGCTTTATTTATTAGAGGGGTAGAAGTATTTGATTCTACTACAAGCACAGAAGATGAGGGAAAATGGTTAGAGAAAAAAGATCAAACATATTTATCAGAGTATGTAGACAGATTAACTGGTCCAGAAGGAGACTTAACTAGTCAGCCAGTAACCGGTTTTCCTAAATATTACGCTATGTTTGGCGGAGCTACAGGAACTACTGACAGCACATCAGGAGGCCTTTATATAGCTCCTACACCTGCCGCTAATTATAAATTTAGAATATATTATAATAAAATGCCAGGCGGATTAGAGACTAATAATTCAGGTACCTACCTGAGTAACTACTTACCACAAGGCCTATTATATGCCTGCCTAGTAGAAGCTTATGGATATTTAAAAGGTCCAACAGACATGTTGACATTGTACGAAACAAAGTATAAAAATGCTATACAACAGTTTGCAGGTATGCAACTGGGTAGAAGAAGACGAGACGACTATACTGACGGAACAGTTAGAATACCAGTTAAGTCTCCTTCACCGTAAACAAGGAGTAAAATATTATGGCAATATCATCGGCAATATGCAACACCTTCAAACAAGAGTTGTTACAAGGAGGACATAATTTTAATACGTCCGGCTCAACACCTGCAGGAAATGCATTCAAACTAGCACTATATACAAGTTCAGCAAACATGGATGCTACAACAACTGTGTATTCAACTTCAAACGAAACTTCAAATGATTCTGGATCAGCTTATTCTCCTGGGGGAAAAGCATTAGTAAATAATGGTGTAACAGGAAGTTCATCAGCAACTACAGCTTATGTTGACTTTGCAGATTTATCAGGCGGAACTGCTTGGACTTCAGCAACTTTTTCAACAGCTGGATGTTTAATTTATAACACAACTGCACTGTCTGGTTTTACAACTAACCGAGCAGTATGTGTAGTTTCTTTTGGTGGAACTAAATCAGTTTCAGCAGGAACTTTTACAATTGAATTCCCAACAGCTAGTACAAGCGCAGCTATTATAAGAGTTTCATAAGGAGTAAGTCCTTATGGCTGACAAAACAATTACAGTCACAGTAGGAAGCGGCACACAATATATTGTTGGCGGAACGGGTAACGTTTATTATTTTGACGGTTCTCAACCGGCAAGTAATAATGTTGACTGGGTTGTTGACGGTACAATAAGATTAATTCAATCTGATTCTAGTAACGACAATCATCCGCTATACATTACAACTAGTTCTAGCACTAATTTATCAACAGGTCAGGCGGCAATACAGACTTCAAACATAACTTATTATTTAGATGGTGCTTCTAATCAATCTAGTTATTATAATACTACAACTTTTAACGCTGCTTCAGTTCGATACGTAGAATTTAAATTACCTGCAACCCAAAGTTATTGGTCATGTTGGATTCATGGAATTGGCATGGGTGGTTTTTGGGACGAAACTAGTGACACATGGGGTGCTTTAAATTGGAGTGATGGTGAATGGGGCGAACAAGGTGATGCAACTGTTGCTATATCAAACAGTTTTAATTTAACAACAGCTCTTAACGCAGCAGATGTTGCAGCAAATCCTTCTCCAGGTTGGGGTACAGAAGCATGGGGAGAAAATGGTTGGGGTAATGTTTTAGGTGGTACAGAAACTTTACCGACATTTACAGCTTTAAGCACGAGTGTAGGATCTTTAACTACAGGTGTTGAAACTCCGGTAGTCATAACAGACAGCTTTAATATAACTGGTGCTGTTGGAACACTAGATACTAAATTTGATTTTAATTTAACTCTTACTGAAAGTTTATTAGTTTCTACCGCTCAAGGAACATTAGATATAAACGACGGATCAGATCAAGATGTTGGTTTAGAAAGCTTTAGTTTAACTACAAATGTAGGCGCAATTGCTCCAAGTGATGTTGTAGGATTATCGTTAGATGAAGGCTTAACTATACGAGTTGGCAATTTATTAGATGAAACAAGAACAGACGTGCCTTTAACGTCCCCTGGTGCTTTAAGCACAGCTTT